GATTCCAATAATGTGTGAGTGGACTAAATTATAAAGCACCTGGAGAAGTTATCAAAACCTTTATGAAGGATGATAGCTTCTTTAGAGGTGTACGAGGTCCAGTAGGATCAGGTAAATCAGTATCTTGTTGCATAGAGATATTTAGAAGAGCTGCCAAACAAGAACCATCTCCTGATGGTAAGAGAAAGTCTAGATGGGCAGTAATCAGAAACACAAACCCTCAGTTAAAAACTACTACCATGAAAACATGGTTAGATTGGTTTCCAGAAAATATATTTGGTAATTTTACTTACTCAGTTCCGTTTACTCACAATATACAAATCAATGATATAGAGTTAGAAGTTATATTTTTAGCACTAGATAGACCAGAGGATGTAAAGAAACTATTATCATTAGAACTAACAGGAGTATGGATTAATGAAGCTAGAGAGATTCCTAAGTCTATTGTAGATGCTTGTACTATGCGTGTAGGTAGATATCCAGCAGTCAAAGATGGTGGACCTACATGGTATGGTGTTATAGCAGATACCAATGCACCAGATGAAGATCATTGGTGGTCTATTATGTCAGGGGAAGTACCAGTACCAGATCATATGAATCAAGAAGAATCTTTGATGTTAGTCAAGCCTGACAACTGGAAGTTCTTTGTACAACCACCTGGAATGATTGAACTAAAAGAAGATGATAAGATTAAGGGGTACGACATTAATACGACAGCTGAAAATATTAAGAATGTAACAGAAAATTATTATCCTAATATTATTAGAGGTAAATCAAAGTCATGGATAGATGTATATGTATTAAATAAATTAGGAACTATTGAAGATGGTAAGTTAGTATATGGTTCATTTAGAGAAGATACACACATAGCTGATGAAGATATAAATTTTGCAGATACTACAGTATACATAGGTTTAGACTTTGGACTTACACCATCAGCTGTATTTGGTCAGAGGCTACCTGATGGTAGATGGATTATAAACCATGAGTTAGTTTGTTTTGATATTGGTACAGTTAAGTTTAGCGAAATGCTAAAACATGAAATAATAAAGCATTGTGCAGATAAAGATTTAAAAATATTTGGTGATCCAGCTGGAGATTTTAGGGCGCAAACAGATGAAACTACTCCTTTTCAGATACTTAGACAGCAAGGTATCCAAGCCTTTCCAGCTCCATCAAATGATGTATCTCTACGAATAGAATCAGTAGAAGCTGCATTAAATAGGATGGTTGATGGTAAGTCTGGTTTCTTACTATCGCCATCCTGTAAACAACTAAGAAAAGGTTTTCTTGGTGGATACCACTACAGAAGAATACAAACATCAGGAGAAAGGTATGAAGATAGACCAAATAAGAATAAATACTCTCATGTACATGATGCACTACAGTATTTAATGCTAGGTGCAGGAGAAGGTAGATCTTTGACAGTTGGACCACAAAAGAAAGGTGTTACAAATGTTTACAAAACTTGGAATCTATATGATAGAGGATCTGTAAATAAACGAGGTAAATGGGATATTTTCCGAAAGAATGGTTAGTATTTTTCTATGATCCACCTTTAGAATCTTGGTATCATAGATTTAGAAGGGGAGGCATGGCTCATTGTGGTATGTTTGCATATGACCACACTAAGAATGTTTGGATTATAATAGAACATATACACAAAAGATTAGATGTAAAAGTTTTATCAGGAGAAGAAATTAGTTATGTAATTCAATATGTATTACAAAACAAAGGAGTTATTCTTAAGTGTCCATTACAAAGAAATAAGTTTAAATTATTTCAGGGAGCATGGCTTAGAGAAAATAGTTGCGTAACTGTAATAATGAGAGTATTAGGTATAAATAGGTTGATTATAACACCTTATGGGTTATATAAATACTTAGTAGATAACGGATGTAAAAAATGGGAATATTTAGAACACCAAAATATAGAAAATCAGCAGCAGAAATAGCCATGGAAGAGCAAATGGAAAAGGATCGTATAGAAGCTGAAAAAGAAAAAGAAAGATTAATAGCAGAAGAAAAAAGATATAAAAAAAGATTTGGTAAAGGAATGATTGGTGTGAGATCGTTATTTACAAAAGCTGGTGGAAGTGGTTTTTTTAGTGATGGAGAACAAACATAATGGGTTCACAAAATTCAGCATCAGGTTCAGGTGGTAATCAAAGTTCTGTACCAGCAAAAAATAGATTTGGTAGTAGTGATGATGTAAATAGATCTATTGCAGAAAGAGCAAATAAAGCTGCTATGGATGCGTTAGATATACAAAAAACATATTCAGGTCCAAACAAAATGACAGTTACTGGTTATAGATCAGGAACTGGTAATCAAATGTATGGTTCTGAATTTAGCCAAGCAAGAAATAGATATTTAGAAAGTATTGGTGCAGGAACTATGTCAGCTTCTGGAAGTTTTGTACCTGGAGTACAAACAGATAGTGGACTTTTATTTACTTCTCAAAATAGAGATATTTATAATAGAACTAAATCAAAAGACATTCCTTTATCAAAACAAATGTTTGAATCACAGAAAAAATTTCAATTAGGATTATCTGCTATTGCAGCACTTGCTGGTGTACCAATGATTCCTTCAACATTAGCTACACAAAGTATGTTACCATATCAAAGCTATGTAGATAGAAGAGAAAGTGGATTTTTTAGTTATAGAGATAATACACAACAAAATAATAATAAAACAAATCAAACAGATAATAATAAAAAACAAGATAATGAAATGTTTGAAAATAGATTTTTAGCAGAACAAGAAAAACAAAGAAAAAATTATTTAGCTAGTTTAAAAACTTCACAAATAGCTAGTGGCGATAGAAAGTTTATCAAATCATCTACTAGAGGATTTGGTGGTTCTTTTGTAGTATAATGGAATATAATAACTATAGATCAGCAGCTAACACATCATCTGAGATGTCAGCTCAAATGTTTTTAAAAAAATATTCACAGTCTAGTGCATTAAAAGAAGTTTGGAGATCTAAATTTGAAGAGGCATATGAATACACTATGCCAGGTAGAGAATCATTCTATGAAGAATCACCAGGTCAAAAAAGAACAGATAGAATATTTGATGAAACAGCAGTAGTAGGTATACAAGAATTTGCTAGTAGATTACAAGCTGGTATTACACCTACATTTGGTAGATGGGTAAATCTAAAGTCTGGAATAGAAATACCAGCAAATGTAGCTCCACAGATAGATGAACAACTAGATTCTATTACACAATATATATTTGAAGTTCTACATAACTCAAACTTTAATCAAGAAGTACATGAAGCATTTATGGATTGTGCTATTGGCACAGGATGTTTATTAGTAAATGAAGGTACAGCATCTGAACCTATAGTATTTAATGCAATACCATTACCTCATGTAACTTTAAATAGTGGACCCAATAATAAAATAGATTGTATTTACAGAAAAAGACAAATTCGATTAGGAGATATAAAAGTATTATATCCTAATGCAGATCTAAACGAAATAATTTTAAATCATTTAACAAACGATCCTGACCAAAAAATAAATGTAATAGAAGGAACTATGAGAAACTACTCAGATCCAAATAAAGAAGTTTATGATTACATAGTTTGTATTTCAGAATATCAAACAATAATAATGCAAGAACAATACAAAGGTGCAGGATCAAATCCATTTATTACATTTAGATGGAACAAAGCTAGTGGAGAAGTATATGGTCGTGGTCCTGTGTTTAATGCTATGTCTGCAATCAAAACAACAAACTTAACTGTAGAACTTATACTAGAAAATGCACAGATGAATATATCTGGTATTTATCAGTTAGAAGATGATGGTGTAATTAATACAGATAATATTGCATTAGTGCCTGGAACAATTATTCCTGTTGCTCCAGGATCAAGAGGTTTACAACCTATACAAGGTGCAGGAAGATTTGATGTAGCACAATTAGTATTAGAAGATATGAGAAACAATATTAGAAAAGCATTATACATGGATACACTTGGTCCAACTAGAGGTACACCTATGTCAGCTACAGAAGTTGCAGAGAGAATGGCAGATCTATCAAGACAGATTGGTTCTTCATTTGGTAGATTACAATCAGAGTTTATACAACCATTAATAAAAAGAGTAATATATATTTTAAAAAAACAAGGAAGAATACAAATACCTAGTATAGACAATAAAGAAATAAAGATTATTCCAGAATCACCACTATCAAGGGCGCAGAATGAACAAGATATAGCTGATGTGAATAGATTTAATGCTACTTTAGGTCAAACATTTGGACCAGAAGTGCTTC